TGTCTTTTCTTTTTGAATGATTGATTCTTCTAATGAAATATCGGGTCGTGTAATTTTTTCAGTAACATTTAAACTAGTATTAATTGTTCCAGCTGCTACATCTATAGCTGATTTAGAACCTTCTGCGGCAAGATTGGTAACAGAACGAACAGATTTGGTCAATGTATATCCGAATAACGAAGCTACATACTTAAAAAATGGACCAAAAGTATCACTTAAAAACTGTGTAATATCACCTAAATAATTAAAAACATTTAATCCCAACATTGCTAATATAAAGAGAATTATTCCAATTTTAAAAAATGAGTAACTATTATTAGTAGATGTTGGAATTTGAGGGGGTTCAATATCAATTGTTTCTGTAATAACTGGAGTCATTTTTGCATCAGATAAAGATAAAGACATAATATATATTTCCAAGAGAAATAAAAACAAGACAATTAAACTTCACTATTTCTAAGTTTTATTCCCAATTTGATTTCAGTTAAAGTATAGTCTCTTCCTGCCCTAACATGTAATCCAAATGTATTTAATTTATTAATAGTTTTATTATTGGAAACAGTATTTATTTCTACGACTTTATATCCTGATGGACCAAATGATAAATGTAGTTGATCCCCCTTTTGAACACTTCGTGTATCAATATCTACTATTGATAAAGAATTTGCTTCAGTTGATATTCCTTTTAACTCAAAAATTACCCAATTATCGTTTCCTGAAGAACCAGCTTCTGCATCACAGTGACAAAAAAATTCTACATAGGAACCTGTTGTAATTGTTTGATCTGTAAATGTTATTTCATTACTACCATTTAAAAAATTAACTATTCCGTTATTAGATGAATCTGTTAAATTTAAACTAATATCAAAACCAGCAACATTATTGGTAATATCAATATTGTCAAAAAAAAGTAAAGCGTTTAGAGATTCGCCTGAAGGTCCAGTATCACCAGTATCTCCTTTTTCGCCTTGAGGACCTTGCGGACCAGGCGGTCCTTGAGTTCCTTCTCCAGAATTACAACAATTGCAATTATTATCACAATACTTTTTCCTATAATAAGTAAAATAATTACAGCTCATGGCTATAATTTTCGAATACATTTTAAAAACTACCTAAAATTAAATTTAAATCAATATAAACAATTTTTTATTTAATAAGGTATGATCTATGAAGTAGAAGGAGTCCAATTTTTTATTGATAAATTTACAGAAATTATTAATAAAATAGATTATAATCGATTAATTGAAAATATTTTAAATTTATTGTTTATTTTATTCACGGTAATTACAGGTTTTCTTATTGTTGTAGCTTCTTTGTGTTTTTCATTATGGGAACAAATTATGATTTGGTCGAATAAAAAGACAAAGACATTTAATATGAATGATAGTTATCTTCTTCATACTTTTGGGTTAGTAGGAAATAATATTCGAATTGGAATAAACAAATTACAATTTTCGGATAGAGAATTGCATAATCATGAATATAATCATATAAACATTGTACTTTGGGGTGGATTTAATGAATGCGTTCTTGAAAATATTGAAAATAAAGAAGAAACAGTTGAAAAATATTGGAGAGGGATAGGATTTTGTCAATTTATTTCGATGGATTTTAAAAATAAAATTGAATTAAAGAAGAATATTAATCCTTGGATATTGGAAATTTCATTCGGAAAAAAAAATGAAAATTGGTATTTAAATTTAGAATCTGAGCTTAAAAAAGAGAACTAATTATATAACATTTCTAACTTCTGATTTGTTTTATCAAGATTCGTAATTATTTTATTTTGTTCCTCGGCTTCACCAATTGTTTCTTTATTTTTAGAAATTATACTTTTAAAAATAAGTTTATTTTTTTTTATTATTTCATCCACTTTTTGTTTATTTGATTCAGTTACGATTGGAATACTTAAATCATATTTTTCAGTTAATAATTCAATTGCAAAATATAATATTCCTTTTCTTTTTTTTTTGGTTCCAACTGAATATCTACATGTAAAAATATTATTTAAACTATTCATTATTTTATGAACAATATTATTTTCTCTCGAAAATTTAATAAGAATATCCCAACATATCCAAATTATATCAGTTTTATACTTATCCTCTACTTCATAATCTCTTTTCTGACAAAAAATAATTTTTTTCTTTTTTCTACAAATTGAATCGAATTCAATTATCCATTCAATCCAATAACAAGTCATATAAAAGTTTTTATTTTTAATTTGATAAATAAATTCATTGAGCGCCATAAAAATTTCTTTAGGATCATGTAATTTAAAAAAAGGAGTAACAAACGAAACATCGGGTGCCTTAAGCTTTGAAGCTAAATTAATTATTTCAAAATCATCACTTGGTACTTTAATAAATTCGATACTAGGTTTTTTTTGAGAAAAACATAAAATAGAAATAATTTCAATAAATAAAGAGCGAATAGAAGGATTATTTCTTATTTCAAGTTCGTTATTAATATATTCCTTAATAATTTTTTTAAATGTCTTAAATCGTAAGCAAATATAGGTAGGTAAAAGTGGATTAGCAAGATGTATTTTTTTAGACATAATAATAAATATTATTTCCCATAATTCAATTAAATGTCCTGAACAAAGTAATTCAATAGACCAATTACAAGCATTTTCAATTTTAGAGTGACTAATAGATTTAATTAATTCTGATTTAACTTCACTTTTTTTATATCCTGAAAAAGAAATAATATGAAAATCTTGTGGTGTTCTTTTATCATTAATTAAATACGGATCCATAAAATATAGTAATAACAAATAGAAAAAAAATAACAACTATACATATAAATGTATAAAAAACTTACAACATGGAATCTTCTTATATTATTATTTATAATTAGTATTGTTATAATATACTTGTACAAGGTATTATTTCCATATAAGGAAGGATTTTCATCAATTTCAAAAAAATTTGAATTAAAGCAACATGATATTTATGATGATTTTTATGCCAATATTTACGATGATTTAGTATATAATCCAAATAAAAATAATTATGAAATTATTGAAATTTTAGCGGCTACAGAACATAATCAACAGAGTCGTCTCTTAGATATTGGTTCAGGAACAGGACATCATGTAGATTTATTTATAAAGAAAGGGATCAAAAGTATGGGATTAGATAGTTCTAAAGCAATGGTAAAGAAAGCCAAGGAAAATTATCCCAATAATGACTATATTCAAGGCGATGTTTTAAAATCAATTTTATTTGATCCCAATACTTTTTCACATATAACTTGTTTTTATTTTACCATTTACAATATCCAAAATAAGAAATTATTTTTCCAAAATGCTTATTCTTGGCTAGTTCCAAATGGGTTTTTATGTATTCATTTAGTAAATGAAGATAATTTCGACCCAATCATTGAAGCAGGTAATCCATTGTTAGTGGTTTCACCTCAAAAATATGCAAAAGAAAGAATAACAAATTCGGTTGTCAAATTCACAGATTTTGAATATAAATCAGATTTTAAATTGAAAGGAGATAAACGGGCTACCTTCCATGAAGTAATCAAATTTAAAAAGGATGGTCGTGTTCGTAAAAATGAACATACATTGTACATGAACACTCAAAAAAACATTTTAGCAATAGCAAAAAATGTAGGGTTTATATTAATTAAAACAATAGATTTATCATTTGCTCAATACGATCAACAATATATTTATGTTTTACAAAAGCCAGTTTAGAGCAACGCGTTGCTCTAAATAATGTAATATAAATATAAAATTATATATAATGTTTTTACACTTATTTATAATATTTATTTTGTTACTAATTTTACTTTATGGATATGTGAAAATAAAGTTTAAATTCTGGTTTAGACAGCCTGTATTTCATGTTCATAATTTATTATACTGGTTAGTACCTCCAGGTTTAATAGATGAAAATATTCCTCAAAAAAATAGTTTTACCAACTTTTATAATATAGAATTTGACTCTTTTCAAAAAGATAAATTTTGTCCCAATATAAAGTTCATTCAAAATTATTATTTACAACTACAAGATGTTAAGTTTAGTCCAACCTCTAATCATATTGTTCCTTATTTAGAAAACAAGGTATCTTATGTTTCAACATTTTATGATAAACCTAAAAACTTTAAAGAAATGATAGGAATGATGACTTCTCGTAAAATAGAACTGACTATTCAAAATCAAAAACTTGATTGTTTTTATGTAGATTATTTATGCGTACATCCTGATAAAAGAAAACAAGGAATTGCTCCACAACTAATCCAAACTCATCATTATTTCCAAAGAAGAAGAAATCCCAATATCTATATTTCATTGTTTAAACGAGAAAATAGCATTAATTTTTTGGTACCTTTAGTTTATTACAAATCACATGGCTTTGATACAACTGACTGGTGTTTTAATGTTGAACTTCCACAAAATTATAAAATTATTGAATGTACAAATTATAATCAAAGTTATTGGTTAGATTTTATTAAAAACAATTTGAATTCTTATAAGTGCATAATAAAGGAAGAAGATATAAATATTATAAATTTAATAGAGTCCAAAAACTTGTTGATTTATGGAATTTTAAATAATAATAAGTTAGAAGGTTTATACTTTTTGAGAGATGCCGCAACACTTTATAAAGATAAAAAAGGTTTAGATTTGATAGCAAGTATTTGGAAAGGAGAAGATAAGAAGTGGTTTGTGTATGGTTTTAATAAAATATTATTAAAACTAAAACATTATAAATTTTTGTTTATAGAAGGATTAACTGATAATGATTTCATATTGGAAAATATAAAATTAAAATATACTCCGGTTTGTGTATCACCAACCGCATATTATTTGTACAATATGGGAATTAGACCAATAGCTTCAAAAGACGCTTTTATATTACTCTAACGGATATATTTACCCATTTTTGTGAAAGAATCGGTAATAAAAATAACAAAAACTCCTAAGAAACAATACAAAACCAATTCCTCCGTAATACTATTTACCTTGGAATCGTTGTTTTCTTCAATAAGTTGAATTAAATATTGTAACTTCTCTTGAAGAACAGGTTCATTGGAAGTTTGAATATTGGTAGTTGCTTGTTGATAATATTGAGAAGGAGGATAGGATTGAGGATAGTTAATTTCCTGAATATCATTTATTTCATTTTCTGGATGTAACTGTCCAAATGCCTCTTTTGATACATGGGAAGGCATACTTTCTTTTGCCTTTGTTTTTTCAACCCCTGAGGATTCAGGAACAGAAGGTGGTTTAAAATCTGCTAAATTATCTTCATCGTCGTTATGTAATAATTTAATCATAGAATTTACTTTTGTGCTGGAAGGAATAGGTTTTTTGGTATTATTATTTTTATTTTTAGATAAATTATTTTCACCTAATATTGAATATCCTAAAGATGAAGCCATTCTTATAAAAAATGGAGAAAAAATAATTTAATTTACTCTGAAATAATATACTTATATATAAAATGACGAATCCATATTTGCTATACTTTTGTTTTTTTTTACTTTTATTGATTCTATATTTTAGTGATTTACAATCATTACATAATTCCATTTTAGGGAAGTTAATTCTTTATTTTACTATAATTTGTTTTGGATACTACAACCCCTGGCTTCTTGTTATATTGATTAGTTTTGTTGTAATATTATCTTACTTGCGCAATGGAAGTAACTATAAAGTAAAAGACACCTATAAACCTTATTACTATTCACCTTCTAATGACTTAATAATGAAGGAAGAGGAATTAAGGCCAAAGGAATCATGTTCATTACCAATTAATAAATAATATATATATATATATGCTTGATTACTTGAAATATTTAATACAATCACTAAATAATAGTAAATTATTTGCGGGTTTAATTATGTTGCTCATGAATATAGGTTCTAGATATATAACAATCAAATTTAGTAAATCTCAAGAAGCTTACATCAGGAATAAATTAGGAAGACAATTATTAATTTTTGCTATTACATTCATAGCTACTAAAGATATAATAGTATCTTTTATATTAACAGCCTCATTTTTAATATTAACAGACCATTTATTCAATGAAGATAGTCCTTATTGTTTAATTCCAAAATCAATGAAAAAATTAAGTAACCTAATAGATACAGATGGGGATGGATTTATATCTACAGAAGAGATAAATAATGCAATTAAAGTATTGACAAAGGCTAAGAAACAAAAAGTAGAAATGGCCCAAAATAATGCTTATGCAAAATTTAAAAATAGTATGTTAATATAATGAATACATACTTACAAATAAGATATTCCTCCAATATTAAATATAATGAAAATTTTAAAGTTTTAAATTCTCATTTACTCGATCCTCAAGTACCTATTTCTAATTCCTTATTTTTATTTACTGATAAAGGAAAACTGAATAAAAAAAAGACAGAAGAAGACTTAGATAAATTTTTGTTGCTAGTTAGTGATAAATCATGGTGGAAAACGAGAGAATTAATAAAACCATCTAATATTAGTGTAAAATCAATTATAATATATAACATTCGTTTGTATTTGCAGTTTTTATTGAGAAAAGGTAACCCTTTTTATTTATTTCCTAATAATCCATTCACTATTTTAGATTATATATGGGATGGTAAATATAATACAAAAGTAAAAAATAATGAAAAAATATATGAAATAGACATTCTATTAGATTTTTATCCAAAATCTCCTTTATTTACTCCTCAGTCTGTTTTAAAAAATCAAACATGTAAAACAAGGAAAAGAAATATTAATACAATTTACAACAACATAATGAAGATTCCTAATAGTTTTCCAAAAAGAGAGATAATAAATATAAAAGGTGGAAAAAAAAGGAAAACGCAAAAAAAATATAAGAAAAAATAAATTTTTATATTATTATAGATCTTAATAAAGAGGTTTAAGATAATAATATAAAACGATATAGTAATGTTGGGATTATTTATAACTTTAATTCCAGGTTTTCATAAAGAATTAAAATGTACAAGTCCTATAACAGATATAATGTCTGGTTATAATCAAATACCCGTTAATATTAATGAATCACTCTCCTTTCAAAGGATGAAATCAAATTTGAATAGTTTAGAAATTGTTAAAGAGTTAGAAGATCCAAATATTTCTATTATTTATAAATTAAAAACAATTCAATCTCTACAACCCAATTTTAAAATCAATAATTTGATGGCAGGTGGATTATTAAAGGAATATTATTTAGATTTTTAAATATCTAGGCTAATTGTATTTTTATCAGAACGAGTTCTCCTTTTGGACTTCTTAGGTAAATTAACATTTGATAATTCCTTTAAGTCTGAAATACTGATTTTACTATCATTTTCTTCTACTAATTCAATTTTATTTTCAGTTTTACTTTTTAGACCTGACAATAAATCTCCTAGATCAGATGGTCCATTCATTTCAGGTCTTATTCGCGTACTTTTATTAGGGTTTTCTTGTTGCTGATTAAGTGAAATTCCTCCTTCCGTTTGCGGACCGCGAGCAAAATAAATATCGGGTCTAGTACTTCGATTGGTTTGAGTATTCATTGGTTCAGGTGGTTTCATCTGACTTGATGAAGAAGAAGGAGGTACTATATTTTCCATAAAATTTCCAAACCCAGGATTTTGAGTACCCATTTGATTAACTGCTGCTTGAGTAAATTGTTGCATCAAATCAGGATTTTGACGCATAATATCATCCATTCCTGGCATAGCAGACTTAAACATAGTGTTGGTCATATGTAACATAATACCACTTCCTGCAAGTTGGAATAATAATTTAAGTTCAGGTGCCATTGTTGCTTTAGATTTGTATTTCTCATGAAGTTCTCCGAAAACTTCATCGTAGTCTTCAATATTCTCGTTAATTTGTTCAGACCAACCATCTAGTTTTATATCAAATGGATCAAATTTATTATTTAGAAATTCAATTCCTGTAATACAAGCCATTAACATTTTACCTTGAAATTTAACTGCATTCGTTTTCTCTTTACAAGCTTTAATGGTTTCGTATTCACCTTGCATCTCTGCAAGAGAAGATTCCATTGAATATTTTTTACTGACAGATATTCCTTTTTTTTCCAAATCATCAAATTTTCGTAAATAACTAAATTTTTCTTTTAATACTTCCTCAGGTGAAAGTTTTGGTTCGCTAGGTATATTTTTTTCCGGATTAATAGGAATGTCGTTAAACTTTCCGTATCCATCCCATGTCTTTTCAGGTTTAAGGTCTTGTTTATTAATTTTAAACATAGGCTCACCCTGGTCTAAAGGAATTTCCACTTCATTTGTAGGAGCTGAATTAATTTGTGGAGTGATATTCATAGAAAATACATCTGATTTTAGGGGAGATTTTTCAATTGGAATTGTTTCTGTGAGTCCATTTAATTCACTTTCTAGTTCATTTAAATCAGAAAGATTAATCTCTGAATTAGCATTAGAAGTCATTCCTTCTTTTTTCTTATCATTCATTAATAATTCTATTCCAGGACCAAAATTAACCGAAGGTTGATTACCCATAGAATTGGAATCTAAGTCGATTGTTTCTATATCCATTATGTTTTATATAGAAACTATAATTTTAAGTAATCCGCACAATAAATATTATATTTTTTTTATTTATCAATAAAGTACAAGCCCTGTAAAAAACAATCCGCTAAATCATCTTTTTTTTTATTTTGTTTATAAAAAGGAATATATTGCTGAAAGTTACTATTTTTTTTTAATAAACCTTCTGTTATTTCAATACTTTTCTTCTTTCTTTGACTGTAGGTTGTCTTTTCAGGTCCGATAAATTTTTTCAACTTATTTGCGGAGGAAATGTAATGAATATTTGAAATATTTTTCATAATAAAATACTGTGAAACCATTCCTTGTACTGATTTCATTCTATTTGCCAGAGGACTGATTTGATTTTCTATTATTACACAATCAATATTGTATTTGGAAAAATGTTTTTCAAATTCATTTTTAATTGAAATTCCTATTTTTACCAGATCAATTTCATTTGCTGAAGGGCCTTTACTGGAGTTGTAATTTTCAAAATAATTTTCTTTTAAATGTAATTTAATAACATTAAGTAATTCTGCCTTTAATATAGGTTTTACATAAGGAATTGAATAATTATCTGCTAAATCACATAATTCCTTCATTTTAAGTTTTTTAAATTTTGAAAAGAGTAGTTCGGGGCAGGGAATTTGGTATTTGGTTTCTTGCTTGGCGTGGGATTTACAATAGTGACAATCCTGATATGTGTATTTAACGGGTTTTATACATTTATCAATACAGCAGTTTATTTTTTTTTCATTTAGTAAATCAATAATATCCCAATTAATTATTTTTAATTCCCTTTCATTATCCAACAAACAATATGCCATATTTTTTATTCCTATATCAATACTCAAAATTTTCATTATATAAAATACTTTTATTATTTTATATAATAATCATAGTAAATAATTTAATCAACTTCGTAACTCCATACTTGATTACTATTATTACATAACTTTTCAATTTCCACAATTGGGTCATCCGCATAATAAACAGCCCTTCCCACGATCATATAATCAGTATCTAATTTATCAGGTGATTTGTAATTTTGATCACCTTCCTTTTTAGAGTTTAAAGATATACCGGGTGTCATCTGAAATATCCTTCTATCTAAGTGTCTATGGTCATTTAAATATTTTTCAAAATCACTATTACTGCTACATAAATCGAATAATTCATTTTTTTGTGAATTATTTTTGATTCTGTTTTGCTTTGAAAATAAATCATATTGGGTGACAAATCCTACAACCCTTTGGTGTTCTAAAAATCCATAACAGAGAGATTGTTTATCAAAATTCCAATTGTTATTTGACATATTAGATACTATAACAATACCATTCAATTTTTTCAATACTTCTTGATTAACAGACCCATGAACAGTTACTAAATCAACCCATGAAGATAAAGTTTTAAATTGTTTCATAACAATAGATGAGATATCTACAAATTTCCTATCTTCCATAATAAGAAAGTTTTTTTCGACTGAAAGTTGTATCATGATAGATTTGAAATTATTATAATTCATTGAAGATAGAGAAAATTCAATACAATCCAGGTGTAATTTACAAATGATAATACGGTCACCAATTTTTTTAATTAATTGTAATAATTTAATTGGACATGAAATATCAGCACTGAATATTAAATTATTTTTTTTAGAGATTGTTATTTCGTTTAGTTGATATCGTATATAATCTGTTTTTGTAAATAAAGATTTTACTGGTATTGGCAATTCTGTATAACATTCTTGTCTGTCAATAATTATATTACATTGAACCACATTTACTTCTGTTTTTAAAATATTATTTACATCTATTATCGATTTTCCAGTAGTCATAACATCATCTATTATAACACATCTATCCGTTTTTTCATATTTACCTTCTATTTGCTTCATAGTTCCGTAGCATTTAATCTTATCGCGAACATAAATAAGAGGTTTATTGTATTTGGTAGATATGTAACAGGCAATAGGTGTTCCTCCATGGGGGATTGCACATATTATATCAAAATTTCCCATTTCACTATAGATTAAATCTCCAATACGAGTTACCAAATCTGGTTTTGAAATAATCAAACGCATATCAAAGTAATATTTTGAAATAGCACCATTTTTTAAATTAAAATTACCTTTTTTAATACTTCCTATTTCCTCAAGTTCTCTTATGATCATTGATCTTTTATCACTCATTATAGTTTTTTCTTACTAATTGTTTAATATATTTATAAAAATCATATTCATATAAAATGAATTTTATAAAATTATTTCATTAATTTATATTGTGACACTGATGGTTTAAAACGACTGCATTCATGTTGGTATCTTGTTAAATAAGAATTCTTCAAATCACTTGAAACATGACCCATTGGTTTTTCACTATTGCCAAAGTCATAAACATAAGGTGAATTAGTACTTTCTTGTTGTTTTTGTCCATCCACCTTTGCACCTTGTGCCACATTTAATTGATTATATTGCATAATAGAATCAGCATTTTTAGTTAAATAATTTCTATATTCCCAGTTTGATTGGATGTTTTCTTTTTTCATAATTTGGTCATTTACTATTGCCTGTGGTTTCCATTCGCTAAAATTTCTGCCATCATTCATTATTGTTGGGTATCCAAAATGTAAATTATTAGATCCTGCATAATTAGTAGCCCAGCTCATTTATATAACATTTATATATATTTTATTTGTTTAATACTTCTATAATTTCTTTTTTACTCATTTTATTTGGGTTTTCCACTAAACCTTTTTCCTTTGCCATAAGTCGTAATTCTTTTACTGGGACCTTTTTATAATTTAATAATCCTGACCCTTCCACCGATCCTGATAAAATTGACTCATCATCGTCTTTTGTAGAAAGAGTAATTTCATCAGATGAAACAGTAATTTCTTCATCAGGAGGACTAAAAAAACTAGTTGATAAATCAATCTGCTTTACATTCTTGGTTTCTTCTACATTTTCATTTTCCTCTAATTCATTATCAATAAATTCAAGTTCAACTTCTTCTTCCTCCTCATCCTCATCTTCTTCAATACCTTGTTGTAATAAATCTTTCAAAGCTTCGCGTTGTTGATTTTCGTCTTGCATAACCATCAAACTATTAATTCTATTTAATTCATTAGTTAAGGTAGTTACTAAAGAATAAATAGTATTTATTTTTTGATTAAGATTGGAAAGTTGTCTTCTAAAAAAATATAATACTAATAATGAAAGAATTACACTGAATGTAAAATTTATGACTGTACTTAAATTTAAGAAATCAAGCATTGTATATTATTTATTAACGACTTATATTTAAATATATAAACGATTTAATTAAAATTGAAATAATATTCACTTATTCATTGTTTCTAAATACATCATGAATCCACTAAGAGTAATTCAAAAGATTAAAACCGGTGAAATGCAAAAAACAATAAATAATAGTCAATACAATGAATGGAAGAATTATTTAGATAATTCAAAAAAAAATAGATTATTAAATAAAGTTCTTCACATTGAACTAAGATGATGTTTGGTTAGTTCTATTATTTCTTCAGGATATTCTAAATCTTTTAAAACTGATATTCCTCCTTTTATTGTTGAAATTCCTTCTTTTAACTTATAAGTATATTCAAAATCTTCATCTTTTTTGTTAATTTTCATATGATAATTTTTGATGTTTGAATGTGTATCTAAAGAATTACATAAGTTAATGTAATGGGTAGTTAACATAAAATTAATTTTATTGTTTTTACTTAGATGAGTTAAGTAACTAATTGCACTTGCTACTGCTTCGTAAGGATTGGTACCTGAATATAGTTCGTCAAATATGCAGAAATGATTTTCATTCGAAGAATCCATTAATTTGATTAATATATCTTTACATCTTCTTGCTTCTGCTTGGAATAAACTATCTCTACCATTGGTATCTGGAATATTTAAATAACAGTGAATATTTTGATATGGAAAAATAACGGCTTTTTCAAAAGCACCAAATCCAATTTGTTGGCATAATATTAAATTAAAAAGGGTAGATTTAAGTAGGGTTGTTTTTCCGGCCGCATTAGGACCTGTTATAATTATATTATTATTTTTAAACTGATAAGAATTCATCACGGGATTTTTATCCTTAAGAGCAATGTAGTAGGCATTTTTGAATTTCAGTTTGGGGTTTTTACTAAAAACACAAGGATTTACATATTTATTTTTCTGAAGTTGGATTAAATTATCCAAATACCCATTAAATCCAAACGCATAGTTCATACTGTCTTCAATATCTTTATTTTTAAAGCATTGATAATAATATTTTAAGATATGTCCAAGTTGCCATATTTTTGATAATTTAATTTCATAAGGAGATATTTTTCCCAATTCTATATTTAAAATTTCAAGATTATTCTTTTGTTTAATAAGATTCTGATTAAATTCATTATAACTTTTTAGTGATTGAGAGGTATATAAATATTCTTGCATAGAGAGAAGTGTATATTTTATAAAAGTCTGTATATGTGAAATTTTGTCATGCATCAATATCATATTTTGATGGAATTTAACTACCATCATTATATTTTGATAAACTTGATACATGTAAAAAATAACACTTCCAAGTGCGTAAAATCGTTTTTCCCAAGAAAGTTCAGAAAATAAAAATATTTTACCAAGTGAGGTAGAAAATATTATCTTTTTAAGTAATTCTATGTAAATAGACATGGTAATTGGGAATTTTTTAAACTTAATTATAAAAAATGGAATAAATAAAAAGAAAATTGGAAATAAGAGAGAAATTATAGGGGAAGATATATTTAAAATACTATAGATAAATAAACATAATACTGAATTGTTTAATGGTTCTAATTTATCCCAGTCAAATAAAAAATTGTTTTCTTTAAAATTAGATTCTGATTTTAATGATTTCCATGATTCCATTATTTTATTAATATTTGATTCATTGTTGTAATTGATAATGGAAACTTTTTTACATAATGTTTGAGACTCTTTTAAAAATAAGGTATCTGTTGTGAAATATTCTTTCCATTTATCTAAGTTTATTTTTCCTAATTTATTTGTAGGTTCAAAAACATAATCATAAAGACAGTTTCCATTTTCGTTTTCAATATTATTATTATTGGTTAATTCTAAATCCGAAATTATATTCTTATCTACCAATTTTTTTTGATTATTATAATAAATTGGTAGGTGGAAAGTATCAAACATTTATAAATTCAATTATTTAAATTTATAAAGATCTACGCATAAATTGATTGTAAATTAAGCGGAAGCTCCTTAATTTGTGTTTGGTAAAATTTTTCTATATTTTTCATATGGTATATATCATTTTTGGTTACAAAATTAATTCCAACTCCTTTCCTTCCCCATCTTCCGCTTCTCCCGATTCTATGAAGATAGGTATGAACACTTTTAGGTATATCATAATTAATAACAGTATTTACCTGTTGGACATCTATACCCCTAGCAGTTACATTCGTTGATAATAAGACTCTAATCTTTCCTTTTTTGAAATCGTAATAAATATTTGTTCTCTCATTTTTTTCCATATTACCATGAATACATCCTACCGCAAAATCATCTTTAATCATTGATTCATACAAATATTCAACTCGTTTTATACTATTACAGTAAATAATACATTGACTTACCGATAAATTATTATATAGATCTTTGATTGCATCATATTTAAATTCATCATTTTCTAAAGCAATATAATATTGCGATATTCCTTCCAAAGTAAGCATTTCAGATTTTATTAATATTTCTGTAGGATCCTTCATAAATTGATCTAATAAGGTTTTTATTTCTACTGGAAGAGTGGCTGAAAATAAACAAATTTGAATATTTTCAGGGAATTGTTTCAATATTTCATAAATTTGATCTTTAAATCCAAATGATAACATTTCATCGGCTTCATCAATAATCACCATTTTAAATGTTTCTTTTGTTAATGAATTTTTATAAAGCATATCTAATATTCTTCCAGGACAACCTACAATTATATGTGGGTTTTCTCTCAAATCCCTAATATCCTTTTCAACTGATGTTCCTCCTACTAATAATTTCATTTTTAAATTAGTTAAATTACTACCTAATTGATTTAAAACATTAAACGATTGTAAAGATAGTTCTCGCGTGGGAGAAATAATCAATATTTGATTGGTTTGGCTTTCAAGATCAACTTTATTTAAACATCCAATTGAAAAAGCTCCTGTTTTACCTGTACCAGATTGGGCCTGGGCAATTAAATCTTTGCCTTGTAAAATGGGGGTAATGGCTTTTTGTTGGATTGGACTAGGTTTTTCAAAACCATAACTGTATATTGATCTTAATAAAGATTCATTTAAATTTTCGATTTCATCCCAATTTTCAATCATCATATTTAATTATAAAATGTAGGTTTTAAGTTAAAATTAAAAAATTGATATAAATGTATTCAATATAAGGGATATATATATATAATATGATTTATAATTTGAATGATTATGATTACTATAATACCGTCTCTATTGAATATCAATTATCCCAAAATATAAAATCTTTATTAGAAGATATAACTTCAAAAGTTAGTTCTCCTTCTTATAATCGAACTCCTACATTCAAAAGAAATGACAAAAATAATTATAGAAATAAAAAAAATAACGAAGAACAATGGAATTATGCACGAAATTTTACAGTTACTAAAAAAATTGAAGTTGAGGGGGTTGAAGTAGTGTTAAATGATGTTCGAGGAGAATTAAACAAACTGGTTGATAAAAATTATGATGTCCAAAAAGGTAAAATTATTGATTTGTTACATAAACTTTTTAACGAAGAGAAATTTAATGATAATGAAAAGGGTAAAGTATGTATGTTTATATTTGATGTTGCAAGTTCCAACAAATTTTATTCGGAATTATATGCTACTTTATACAAAGAAATTTCACAAGAAGTACCAGGAATGATGGATATTTTTATGAAAAGTCTAGATTCATTTATGACATTGTTCGAGACAATTGAAAGTTGTGATCCTTCTAAAGACTATACTTTATTTTGTGAAATAACGAAAAAAAATGATGAAAGAAAATCATTAGCCACCTTCATTGGACATTTAATTAACAAAGATGTTATAAGCTCCTCCTATTTAATAAACATTGTAAAGAAGATTATAAACTTATTTAATGAATATATTCATGAAGAAAATAAATTATTGGAATTACAAGAATTAGGAGAAATTTTATATATATTTGTTGAGGTGAGTAAGGTAATATTAACACAAAGTGAAGAATGGGACTTTATTTTGACTCATATTAAAGAAATTTCGACGATTGAAATAAAAAAATTCAAGAGTATGAATTTTAAGATTAAATTCAAACATATGGATTTGTTAGATCTTATAAAATAATTATAACCATATATTAATATGGTTGTATCTATGTTGGATTCCGAAATTAATTATTTCGAAAATAAAAAATTAGAAAATAATGATAGATTGTATAATGCTCCTATTTTTTCTTTAGAATATGAAGGAGAACCAATTACAATAGGAGTTGGTAATTATCAAACACATTTTATAAATGATAAAATAATTTTTTTTCCAATCTATTTAATTACTGAAGATAAGGTAGATATGCAAATAGGATTATATGAGGCAAATAGCTCAGATTTATCAATAATAATTGATGAAGAAGGAGATATTGATATTTCTCGATTAGGAGAGCCATTATTTTATCAATTTACAAAAAAAAAAATTGATTCCCTAGGAAATTTTCCCAAATCTAATATAGTATCGGAATCGGAATCAGATACAGAATCGGAATCAGATACAGAATCGGAATCAGGATCGGAATCAGGATCGGAATCAGATACAGGATCGGAATCAGGATCGGAATCGGAATCAGATACAGAATCGAATGAAACCCTAGAGGAAAATACTCCTCTTTTTTTATTTGATAAGATAAATATCAAAGAAGAAAATTATAAGGAGGGACATATATGGATACAAAATTATTTAAAAAATAATAGTTTTTCAATTAATTTTGAATCCGAAACTAGTTGTATTTATAAAATAGTTTGTATGGCATTTGCATCAGTTGGAAAAAAGGTTAATGAAACATTTGTTAAGGAAAAAATTTCAAATAAAATTGATTTTTCTACATATACATTATTTAAGACACAGTTTGATATTTTAGATTCAAAATACAATGAAGAAAACAATAAATTAAAAGAAATAAAAAATTTATATGAAAAGTTGAAAGATGATATGAAACAAACAACAACGCGTTCTGAACATAAGGAATATATAGAAAAGGGGGAAAAATTATTAAAAAAATTCGAAAGGTATAAAAAAAATAGACAATCAATTTTGGTTTTATTAAAAGATTGGGATTTTATGAAAAGAATTGAAAATGAAAATCAATTTAAGGATAAAATAAAATCTTGTGATTTTTGGAATAATAAATGGATGTTACAAATTTTAGAAAGGGTATTAAGTTGTAAATTTATCATTTTCCAACAAAATATGTATTCTAATAACAATTTTGACGAAGTATTGTATTGTAATCCAATTGTATTTACTCAGGAGTTTAAACCTTCCTTTTATATTATGATTAATGATTCAAATAGTAAATATCAAATTATTTTATATAAAAATACTTCAATATTTAATTACAACCAATTGCCAAATGAAGTAAAAAAATGTATAACTGATAAATGTGTAGAGTCAAATACAAGTGTATTCTCTCTAATACCAGAATTTAGATCAATATCAACAAGTGAAGAAGTATCTACCTCCTTGTATAATTCTAACATAATATTCCAACTATATGAAAGATCATATGATAAACCTTATCCAGGGAAAGGATCTGGAGAGAAAATTCTCGAAAAAGATGAACTCGAGTTTATAGAACTTTCCCAAATAAAAGATTGGAGAAGAAAATTATTTGACTTTTGGCAAAAGAAAGAATTTAATGAGGAATTTAAAGATATATTGGTAAAAACCAAAGACGCTTTATTAAATGAATATAGAATAGGAAAAAGTCCGATAAAAATGGAAGAATTAATGAAAATGCGTGAAAAAATAATAAAAACAGATTTATATTAAATATAAAATGGAATTGTCAAAAATATGTGAAATAAATTTTTTAGCTTTAAAAAAAAATATATCAAAAATTAAAAGAAAAAAACCTTCTCTCAATTATGAATCTTGTATAATTGAATTTTATAGTAAATATAAATCAATATATAAAAAAATAAAAGATTTTAACGGAGAACAATATTATATTCATTTTAGTAAAGATATTCCAAGAGGCGAAACATTTACATCAAGTTTTTTTACACCAACAATTTTAAAATTTGTAGAAGAAAATATGAGTTTTGCTGTTTTATATAAATTTATAATTTCAAAAGTAAAAAAGGTAGATTTGTATTTTATTTCGGAGGTAGAAATGGATATGGATTTAATTAATTTATATGCAAAAAATGTTTTTTCGTGGTTACAGTTTGCAGCAGAATATGCTAATTCCAAATGTGGAAATGACTTAACCATTTATATTTATCTAACCCCATTTAAAAAGTTTCTACCAAAAGATCAAATAGAACCGTTGGGACCCTTTCAAATAAATAGTGGATTAAGTACAGTATGTAAAAAGAATACAGAAATTTCAATTTTTAGGAAAGAAGAATGGTTTAAAGTATTAATTCATGAAACATTTCACAATTATGGATTGGATTTCTCAGATCAAAGAATCGATGATTTAAAATCAGAAATGAAAAAGATTTTTTTAGTTTCTTCAGAGTTTGAAATATATGAAGCTTATGCTGAATTTTGGGCTGTATTTTTTAATTGTTTAATTACTAGTTATCATTTAACTCCAAAGACAAAATCCTATTTAGATTTCCGATTTCTATTTGATTATATATTAAATGGAGAACAATTATTTTCATTATTTCAAACTGTAAAAATTTTAAAATCTATGGGATTAGAATACAAAAATTTATATGAAAAGAATGAAGAAAGTAGGTTATTGAGAAATACATTTTATAAAGAAGAAACAAATGTATTTTCATATTATATTTTAAAAAACATCATGTTGAATGATTATGTATCATTTATAGAGTGGTGTAAATTAAAGAATCCTCTCATTTTTAATTTTTCAGCAGTAAATATAAAATCATTTGGCTGTTGGTTAAAAGATAACTACAAATCACCTTTATTATTAAAAAATATAGATTATGTTGAAAGACTAATGCATAGTCAAAAGAATAAATTTGGAAATACAGAGTTATTTAATAGTTTGCGAATGAGTTTATGTGAATTTAAGTAATTTATTTTTTTCTTTTCGTTTTTTTTCCTTTTGTTTTCTTTCCTCCACGAGGATTTCTTCTTGTAATTCTTCTTGGGGTATAATTTACAAAGGGACTAGGTTCTACAGAAGGATTTCTATCCTCGCTAAACTCAATTGGTTCATTATCATCTTGTGAGTTTTCCTCTTGTGAGCTATCAAATCTCCTATTTTGATTATTCATTTGATCATTTAATTCATCTTGAGGAACATATCTATACCCATTCCATATTAAACCATCATCTTCTGGATTTCTATATACAGATGATGTAGATGAATTTTCATTAGAATCATCAAACAAATTTCTATTCAAGGGTGGAGTATTTTCATCTTCAAAAACATTGTGGTTAATATTAGGTGTTGGACCATCTTCGTTTTCAAAACCGGGAGGTGATTCTGAAGGAGAACTTGGAGGGAAAAGTCGTCTTTCTTGAGGGGAAAGTCCTTGAGGAGAGTCAAGATCTCGAGGTGATAATCCCATTGTTGGAGAATCAGGATGAATTATGCGTTCAAGTTCATCATCCGAATCTGCATTTATACTTTCTCCTAATATTTGATTATTGGTGGAATCTTCCTCTTCTAATTGTTCTATATTTTCTTCTTCGGTAAGAATATTTGCCATTGGGCCAATTTCATAAATCCATGTTGTAGTACCCTCTGGGTTCTCAGGAGGTATATCTTCTCTCATTATAGAAAATATTTCTCCTTTAGATAGAGAAGCACTATCACCATCTATAGCTATAATATCACCAATCGAATATTGAGGACCATTTGTAGGAATTGTTTTAACAAATTCTTTATTTTCAAAGATGGTTGTAAAACTTTGTTTATGTTCTTCCTCATTAGTATTAGGATCAACAAATCCGTATATACCTACCTTAGCTAATATTGATTTTAAATCAAGCAGTGGTTTTTTGTTAGCTTTTTTTTCTTTATTTAATTTATCCATAGTTTCTTCATAAATAGTAGATAAATATTTATCGTTGGTTACAACAAAATCTTCTAATTTTTTAATTTCAGTAGATTCAGGAGAACAATAGTTAATTGTGTAGATAGTTTCACCTGGGACTTGACCATGAATCATACTTACGCCAAATGTAGAATTTATATTTCCGATGCGAAGATTTTCATATTTTTTCTCAATACAAAATACAACATGTTTTTCATTGAGTAATTGAGGAGGGGAAATAAGTTTTTTAATTCCTTCTAAATCAATAAAAAATCTACTAGTTGGGCCAATACTTAGTCGAATAAACATTTGTTCCCCTGCTTTTCCTCCATACCCTTCATTAAACTTTGATAAATAAAAGTCTCTATCTGTAGGATTCCAAATAGAAGCATTGGGATTTTTGATCCAGATGGCAAAATAATTATTTAAATTAAAAATATCTTCTAAAAGTTTTAATTTATTATAACAAAACCGCTTTCCATTAATTATAAAGACAATAACAGGGTTGTCTGGAGTAATTTCATGTGTATTGGTTTCATCCATATCCGGATAAGATTCGTGCAAATTTTGACAAGTTTCATTATAAATTTCTTTTAATTCCTCTAGTTTTCCAGTAAATGTAGTATTTTCCTGTACTTCAGATGAAAGAATTTCATTTTTAATTTTCATATATTCATTTTTTCTTTTCATCCAATTTCCCATTGGTTCTAATTTGAATTCATCATTTAATTCAGAATATAATAATCTAGGAAAATTGCCTTGAGGAATATTTTTGAAAATATCATCAACAACATTTTCCGGAAAGCGTAGGTTGGATTCCAATAAATCAGGAAAAAATCCATGTTGCAATATTAATTTATATAAGTTTTTTTGGTTCTCTCTTTGTTCATTAGTTTCTTCTATATTACTTGGCATCATAAAAGAATAATTAAATAATAAATATAGATCATCACTAACATTCGAATTGAACCTAGATTTAAAATTTGTTGAAATATCATTTTCTAACATAAAAAGTATAAATTCATAGATTTTTTTTTCAGAATTCTTAATATATTTATTATAAATTTTAAGCATGCGTTCTTGATAGGTTTTTTCATCTTTTTGAAAATATTTTAAAACTTCGTTTTTATTATTTAAGAACTGTTCAAATTGTTCCTGATCCATATTATATATAATATAATATATATAATTTAAAAAATTGATTACTCTAAAATATAACAATCTAAATAAAAAAAATGGGAATTCGTTATTTAAATGGTTGGTTAAAAAATGAATGTAAGGAAGCAATTTCTGAAATTCATTTTTCGGAGTTAAAGTATAAAAAAATTGCAATCGATACAAGTATTTATATGTACAAATTTATGGGGGAAAATAATTTGCTAGAAAATATGTATTTATTAATTTCTTTACTAAGATTTTATCATATTGTTCCATTATTTATTTTTGATGGAAAACCTCCAGATGAAAAAAAGGAACTATTGGCTGAAAGAAAAAAAACAAAATTAGCAGCAAAAGAAAATTATTATGAAATGATGGACTTACTAGAAGAGTGTTCAGATCCAATTGAAAAAAAAAAATTATTAGAAAAAATAGAAGAAGAAAAAAAGAAATTTGTACATTTAACAAATTATCATATAAATTTGGTAAAAGAGTTGATGGATTTATATGGAGTAAGTTATTGTCAAGCTCATGGGGAAGCTGATACCTTATGTGCAAAATTGGTCCAAAAAAAAAAGGTATGGGGATGTATAAGTGAAGATACCGATTTGTTTGTTTATGGATGTTCTCGAGTATATCGTTATTTAAATCTAAACAAACAAT